TGTGCTTGTGCTTGCATCTTGCGAATCATATCCGAATAATCCATTTAAACTAGTATTAGATTAAAATTATAGCATGTGTGGAATTTGGTTTTGTTTAGGAAATATATGTACGGCAAATATTGAATCTTATGTAAATAAAATTAAAGCACGAGGGCCTGAAGATACAAAGATTCTAACAGTCGGTCATGCTGGCACGATGGGATTCAATCGTTTAGCAATTAACGGATTAAATCCTGAAGGAATGCAGCCTATGACAAAATATTCTGTAACATGGATGTGTAATGGTGAAATATATAACTGGAAGATTCTAGCAAAGCAATATAATATAGCAGTAAAATCTCAAAGTGACTGTGAAGTAATTGGAGAACTGTATATTAAAAATCGTGATAACATTCAAGACTTTTTTCAATTACTTGATGGTGTATTTTCCATAGTTATAGTTGATTTAGAGCGTAATAGAGTTGTAATTGGCCGTGACCCGTATGGTGTTCGTCCATTGTATATTGGTGATAATAAATACTTTAGTTCAGAGATAAAAGGCTTAGTTCCTCTTTGTAAAAACATAGTACCATTTATGCCAGGAACGTATCATATTTATGATGCATCTAGTTTAGATTTACTAGAAGATACAAAATATATCCAAGTACCATTTTTAAAGAATCCTCAATATGATTGTATTAGAGAAGCCTCTATTGCTCTAAAGGTTGCTTTAGAAGCTGCTGTTGAAAAGCGTATGCTTACTGAGCGACCAGTCGCATGCTTACTAAGTGGTGGACTTGATTCTAGTCTTATTTCATCGCTCGTTGCGAAAAGTCTTAGAAATAAAGGCTTACCGCCATTAAAAACATTTAGTATCGGAATGGAAGGCTCTACTGATATAGCGTATGCCCGCAAAGTAGCAGACTTTATTAAATCAGACCATACTGAAATTATATTGACACCAGATGAATTTTTTGATGCTATTCCTAAGGTTATTCATGATATTGAAAGTTTTGATACTACTTCGGTTCGTGCTTCTGTTGGTAATTGGTTAGTAAGCAAGTATATTAGAGAGCATACTGATTGTAAAGTTGTATTTAATGGTGATGGTAGTGATGAAGTATTCGGTTCTTATATGTATTTCTACAATGCGCCAAATGATTATGAATTTGAAAAAGAAACTACTAAACTTCTAAGAGATATTCATTACTTTGATGTATTGCGAAGTGATAGAAGTATTAGTAGTCACGGGCTTGAGCCACGCACACCATTCTTGGACAGACAATTCGTCCAAATTGCAAAATCTATTTCTAGTTGGCTTCGAAGACCTGTAAAAGGGGAGCAATGTGAAAAGTTTATTCTTCGTAAAGCATTTGATGATGGCGAGACTTTACCAGATGAAGTACTGTGGCGTAAGAAAGAAGCATTTAGTGACGGTGTGAGTCCTTTAGAAAAATCTTGGTATGAAATTATTCAAGAAAAGATTGTGGTTACAAGTGAATGGGAGCAATTTGCAAAGAGTTATACATATCTTAAACCAACAACGCGAGAAATGTTTTATTATCGTACAATTTTTGAAAAATTTTATAAAGGTCATTCAAATGTAATACCATATTTCTGGATGCCTAATTGGTGTGAAGGTGCAACAGACCCTAGCGCTAGGACTTTAAAGGTTTATAATTAATAATTATATGAAGGTGCTTGTACTAATTATTGCAAATGATACATATCCTTACCATATATACCAACGATTGTGGGAAAAATATATGAATAATACTACATTTGAATGTTATTTTATTAAATCAAATCCAAATTTAGAAACAGAATATTTACTTGAAGAAAATACTCTTTTTATAAAACTTGAAGAAAGTTTTTATACAGTTTTAAAGAAAACACAAAAAGCACTACAATTTTTTAATCTATCAAACTATGACTATATATTTAGAACAAACCTTTCATCTTTTATTGTATTTGATAAATATAAAAAATGGCTAGAAATACTTCCAACTGAAAAAGTCTATAATGGAAGTATTCTATGGTATGGTGAATTTATTTATGCTTCTGGTTGTGGATTTACTCTTACACCAGATGTTGCAAAAATTATTATGGCTTATGACGGACCATTATATACTATGGATGATATAACAATTGGTAAAATATGTAGCGATAATGATATCTTAGTTACATCTGCGCCATTATCTCAAATTTTTGAAGATACATATCTTATTGAAATGAAATTATTTGATTCATTTGACAAAGCATTTCATGTAAGAGTTAAGACTGATAACAGAGCGAATGACTTATCTACATATTTTAATTTGGTTGAACGATATTACAAATTAAATTCAGAAATAATTCGTTCATAGCATACTTTTGGCGAAAGTGTTTTAATAATATAATCTCTTGGATTAAACGTATTATAAGTATTATTTATTAATTCTAAATTTATAATAAAATCATTAATCTCAGTAAATGTTATTCCACAACTATCATCCCAATATGGGCAGGATGTTGCAGATAAATTATATCGAGGCTCATATTGAAGATAACTATGATTTCCAAATGTATTTACTTCATCTGTTAATGATTTTACATTGAAAACTAGTAGCGGCACATTCATAGATAATGCTTCTTGTAGTGCAAATCCTTGAGACTCATGAGAACCTATCCAAATTCCAAATTTAACTTTATTCAATATTTGTATATAATCTTCTTCATTGTATTTACCATATTCAAAAGTAAAATATTTTATACCTTTTTCTTCTAGTGCAGATTGTATATAAGTTAAATACTTTTTGTCACGGCCTTTAAAGTATAAAATGCAGTCATATTCATATACCTTTATTTCTATTGGTTTAAATTTTTCAATATCTAGAGGGAATGGTATGGGTTTTACTGGCATACAAAATTCACCAAATTGGCTATAAATTTTTCCAATAAATGGAGATAAACATGTATAAATAGACCTAGTGAATTCTGGCTGAAATTTATATAACCATGGCTCTTCAGGAAATACGAAATTATGTGGTCCAAATATAATACGTTTTGCATTTGGAAATTCTATTGAATGCTGAAACCCTTTTGGAATCCAAACTAAATCAAATTCTTCTTTCCATATATTTCTATCTTTTGATTCAATAATAATCGCATTTACGTATTTAGCAAGAAGTTTAAATCCATTTTCATTTTTACTATGAGCAGTATCAGTCTTTAAAAATCTCATTACTAATAAGAAATGATACTTCCTTAAGCAACAAATAAAAACTACAAAAATTGAATTAATTAAGGCGTAATAATTTATTAGAATAAAATGGCAACATGTAAAGGGAGAACTGTAAGCGATACACAAAAAGGAACATTCTATGATAGTTCTGGTTTAGTAACAAATCAGCATTATTTTATTCCTCTTGGTTGTAGTAATAAATCACTTATTAATCAAGAATTATGCGGCTCTTGCTTGGATAAACATGAGAAGATGCCTAGTCTTACTATTAGCAAGGATATTGTTTTAAAAGATAAAACTAATAAGCGAGTTTGGCAACCAAGAGTACTACATGGAAAAATTGGTGAGCCAATTCCTCCTTGGAGTCAGATTGAAAATGGTGAATGGTACAATAGTATGCTTAAAAAAGGTTTTAGAAAAGATGTAGAGATGGTAAAAGCTGGAAAGAAAGTAGTTGAAGAGCCAAAGATTGTAAAGACAAAGACAAAGACAAAGAAGGTACCAGTCGCTAGCAATGTTGTTGAAGAATTGAAACCAAAGATGTATATAGACCCGTCGCTAAAAGAAGAAGCATGTGATATTGTACAACTTATTGTGAAACCTATTACTATTGCTGGGAAACAATACTATTATGAATCGAAGAAAGATAAAGTCTATACTCTAGATTATACTTATGTAGGGCGTTATGATGTAAAAAATGAAGTGTTATGTACTGAGTATCCTGATAGTGATAGTGACCCTAACTTTTAGTATTAAAAGCCTTCATAGATGCTGGGAAGTGCTGCTCTAGCAACTTACATACAATTTCTGCATATTCCCTAATTTCTTTTTGTGCTTGAGGGTCCATGCGCAAACTACATAGACGCATGTAAGCATATAGAGATGCTGTCTCAATAAACTCAGTATACATATTCTGTGGAAGAATACCACGCGCTACTTCTGGCGCAACTTGATTCTCTAGCAAGTCATTGTAAAGAGCTAGTGATTGATTCGTGAAATCCTTGATTTTCTGAACCATTTGCTCATTATTCTCGATAGAACAATCTTTCGAGCCTTGCTTTTTGTTAGAATCACGCGCTCGTAGTTCACTAGGGATGAAAATCTGAGGCTCGTCATTCACATAACGACGAGAAACCTCATTGCGACTGAAACCAATAGTGTGACGAAACCATTCTCGTGCTACGAAAATAGGCATCTTTAGACGAAAGCGAATCTGGGGATGAAAGAATGGACTAATGTGATTGTGATTAATAAGATAATTAATAAGTTTCTGGTCACCTTCCTTGAACTCTGTTACTTCTTTTGCGAAGGATACACGAGCTGCGTTGACAACGGTTAGGTCTGAGCCAAATGCTTCGAGTAGTTCAACGCAACCATTACCGTCAAGCACAAAATGTTTATGATTACTCATCTTTCTAATATAGATTTATAAGCATTTTTTAAATCAATTTTTAGATTTTACATAAAAAATTGAATCGATTTATATAGTGTGTAATTATCAACAAAATGGATACAAGTGAAGATACTATCATATCAAATATCTTTCATTTTCCATACATGGATGATGAAAAGTGTGAAAGACTTAGTTCTATAATTTTAAAGAATCAACAAGAATCTCCTCATAATGGTTCTATGCAAAAATACACTACAGATATTTACAAAGTTTCTCCAGATATTATTCATACTATTGTTGATAATCTTATTCCCAAAATTAATTCATTGTATGATTTTGACAAGAAACAAGAATATTATATCTATAATTCACATGGAATAATTTATAAAACAAATGGTTCCGGTGAAAAGAAACTTAATCTTCATGTCGATGATTCAGATATTACAATAAATATTACACTAAATACAGATAATCTTAAGGGTAATATTTTGAGATTTCATGGAATAACAGAATATGGAAATATATTCTGTAAAAAGAACTTTGAAAGAATTCAAAATACCCAAATATATAGTAAAACAGATATTTTACCAATAAAGGGCGATTGTATTATTCATAGAGGCTCTCATCCTCATGAAACATTGCCAATTGAAGATGGAATGCGTATTGCTCTTATTATTTGGTTAAAAAAGAAGTATTCAATAGATGAAAACAAGAAATATTAAAAGAAGAAAGCAATATACAAAAAAAAGAGGAGGTAGTAAAAATGCTTGTAAAATTCCAAAAGGACGTAATGCACAGCCCACTCCTATAGAATATAACGGAAAAGAAAGTGAAATACCAGAAAAAAGTTATCACAAATTAAGTGAGGCAATTTCTGACGTACCAAACGATAATTTTATAGTATTAAAGGTTGGTAGCAATGATTCGAATGAAGTTGTGAGCGGTAAATATTCTGGAAAGGTTAATAATATTAACTATGGGCAATCATTTGGTTCAAAAGGAAAAGAGGGGCATCATTATATTGAAATTTCTAGAGAGAAAAGTGATATTTCTGAAATTAAAGATATGAAATCCCCATCTTCTAGACCATTTTTATCAAGATATATTAAAACTTTAAATAAAATGTTAAATAATATAGATGGAACTTTAATTTCAATAAGTCCAATTCCTGAATATGAAGATTATTCATACCCATTTATAAGTGATGAATCAGAAGAACCTAGTATTGATACCATGTTATTTTCTGTTATAAATAATAATATTAAAGATAGAAAATATATTCAAGGGTTTTTTCCATTATCGCCAAATAATGAGAAAAATAAAAAATTACTTGATAAAATTATAAATCATAAATCTCCAGTTATATTGTTTAATTCTATAAGCAGTACATGTCATTTGTCACTCAAATATATAATTGATATACGTAATGAAAAAGGTTATGAAACAATATATATGGGCCTATCTGATGTATTAGAAAATGTAGCTTGTGATATTTCAGAACCAATTTATCCTGAAGAAAAACATAAAAAATTATGCGAATAGAAACTACAAAGTTTTTGTTAAATTCCACATTCCATCGACTGAACAATTCTGAAGATACCATTCCTTACACGCTTCAGACATACGCCACCATACATCATCGTCAAATTGGTTTAGTTTATCTTTCAAATCTTCTGGCGATTTTACACGAATATAATGGAGTCCTTCAGTTGGAGGATTTGCATAATTCTCCATATCCACTTCTGGAGCAACAAGAGGAACAGTTCCAAACGCCATACACTCAACTTCTCTATGACACTTCTTGCCAAATCCTGCTAAGCATAGACCATATTTAGCAGATGCTAGATTATCTAAATATTCTTGCTCTGAGAATCTAGGAGGTTCATTCTCAGATGCCATTGCGTAAGCATCACATACACTCGACCAATCATGTTTAGTTCTATTAGACTTTTGTACTTGATTTTCTATCTTGCCATAAAATACAACTCCTTTTGTTTTTTTAAAGTCTTTGCTAAGCATGGCTTCTACAAGTCTTGGTCTTCGTGGCCAGAATGACCAAGACTTCGAGTTAACACCAATTGGCTTGGGATTTCCAAATAATGCTTTCTTCCAAGACTGCTCTTTAGGATTTGATTGTTTAATCCAATCATAATTAGGTCTATCATATAATAGTGTATCGCCGACACCACTCATCCAAACATTTTGACAGTGTGCATATTCTTTTTTCACATAACCTCTTTCAGCCCAAATATCTATCATTTCACGAAATGAATCCCCAGTGTGTTTATAAAAAGACTCAGTAGTCAATGGATTTGGTACGTAAATAGTTGGAGCTTCAGAGCTTTTAGTCTCAGTTACAAGACTTTCGAGAATACGCTTCACAGTAACAGTCGCAAGACTTCCTTTAGGAACAATATGAAGTATATGATTTAGCTCACATGCACTGGCAATATGGTGAATTTCACCATTCATTTCCATTTCATTCTGGATATCAATAATGGTTGTATTAGGTTTCATCGCCCAAATATAACGCCAAGCCCACTGAGTGGCATTCGAAGTATATAGAAACATTGTAGTAGCGGTTTGAAACGCAGAAATCTTACGCTCAATAGATGTAGATGGAAAAATTACCTTAAGATTCTCATACTTTAGTTCTAACTCCTTTACAAAATACTTATTAATATATTCTTCATCCATACATACAACAACAGAATCTTCTTCTACAGATTCTCTCAAGAAAGAACGTAACGCATTCATTTCCTCTCTAGATACTTCTAAATTATCACTTGGAAACCATACATATGCTTCATCCATAAAAGCAGTTTCATTTTCATTCTGCGATAACAATGGCATATGTTTTGTATTCCATTTGAATAGCTGTAGTGCTTCAATAAAAGGCTTTGTATTAGGACACCAAAATTCACCGTCATTGCCATATTGGCTACGAAGTAATAGAATCTTAGGAAGATAATAATTTAGATATAATTCACATGATTTAGTGTATTCAACTGGCAGTGGTACAACATATCCTTTCTTTACACGAACATTAGGTGATAAAGTACTTAGATTCGATTCAGCCCACATTTCACTCGATTTCTTTGAAGGCCCTACATAAATCTTATCATAACCATAAGCAAGTCCTTGATTTGTTTGGAAAATAGAGTTAAATTTGTAAATTGGTAGTAGTTGCTTTGGAAAAGTGTTATCACCACTTGATGTAAAAATATAACGCTCTTTCTTTTCTAACATTGTACAATATGTATTTGCTTTATTTTCATTGTTTGCTTGAATAGGTCTATTAAAATTTACTAAACTGAGTTTCGTTGTAATATTCTGGCTTGGAAGATTGGTTACTGCTTCCATATCATGAAGACCGGTCGGTTCAACGTATAAATATACATTCTTTTCAATAATAGTTTCATAGTCGTAATTGCGGATTTCAGAATCATGAACGTGATGTGTTTTAATAGTTAGTGCTGGATTTACTACTAAATACTTCATACGAAGCATTTCACAAGTAATAGCGTTATCACAACCTGAAACACCGAAGGAAAAATGTAAGTCTTCATACTTCCATTGAGAAGAGCGCTTTTTTACAGAATCAGATGAAATAATCCAAGTGTCTTGAGAATCTGGACGAGGACCAAAAATCTTATCATTTTCATAACGTAGAAGCGCCATAAATTTATCGTCAAGATTTGTCGACCATAGATGACGGATTGTATCATCTAGATAAATATCTGCATTGGCAAATACAACAATTGAATTTTCTGGAATATTGTCATTGATATAACGAATTACATCATCATAATATAGACGCTTATTAATAACAACTTGTTGAATTTTAGAGTTGGTTGGTAGATTATTAGAATAATCTTTTTCATTCAATAATATAATTTTATCAATAAACTGATTTTCTACATTTTTACGTACGCATAAATTAATCTCTTTCGCACGACGATTTTGAGGGGCTACATAATACTGGCTAATAAAATATAGCTGTGGGATACTTGGAAGTGTATTATGAACCTTTAAAGAAAATATGTTACGTGTTACGTTATTTAGGCTAGAATTGTACATAGAGCCATAACGGAGTAGAATACCAACCATTACGCATGCATCATCTTTCGAGCCATCCCAAATTGACCCCATAAAAGGATATAATAGATGTAGTTCATCTAAGCATAAAATATTATTAATACTTTTATCTTTAAAAAAGTCTAGACCAAGCGTATCAAGAATTTTTTTAGAAGCAAGAAGAATATTTACTTTTTTAGTACCACCTTCATAAATCCACTTAATATCATCAGTATCAATACATACAATAATATCTGCTAGTATATTTTTATTCACAAGTGCTTCATAATTAGCAGAGCCGACAACACCAATATCAATGCGATTAAATTGCTGGCTCAAATCACAAGTATCATCGAGCCACACGAGAGATTTATTACTTCTCCACGTAGATGTGGTGTGCTGAAGAATACGGATTTGTTTTCCAGTTTTATGATGTGTCGCATACATTCCTATATTAATTTTGTCTCTTATTTTTAAACTGTTTCTGAGAATAAATAACTATGTGATAATTGGTTATATTTGACGTAGAGTGGTTTATCATTTTCCTTTGTTATTTCTTTTTTACTGGGGTTTAGCATACAAATACCTAGTATAAAAAATGTTACCCCAGCAAATACAAGAATTCCTTCGTTCATTTATATTATAGAACACAATACATTTTAGGTATCTTCATTAATTGGATCATTACCTGAACAACTAAATTGTGTCATTTGAGTAGTAAGATGTCTCTGAATACGATTGCTAAATGGCGTTGTTACATTTAGAGCATTCATAGCATCTAACATATCATCTTCATCAGAAGGGCTAGGAGGAAGACGCATGTTACGATACTGTGGTCTTCCCATACTTGCTCCACGCCCAAGACCTAGAAACGCACTTGTTTGAATATTTTGAGTTGTATTCATAGAGCTAGTGCTTAGCAACTGTTTTTCAATTGATTCAATATTCTCTTTTAGAATCTTTGTAAGAGGATGATACTGTAGAGTAGTTGTTGTCAAATTCACTTTAATATTTTCGATTGTACTACGAATGAGAGCTTTATCCATATTAGTAATATTCTGAAGAATATAAGCAATTAGGTTACGGAAATATGCCATATAATATGGATTCATATCTTGAGAAAGTTCACTAGGATTCCATGAAATCCTCTTATGAATCCTACTAAAATCTTTTGTATTCATCCCTTCTACATCCACTGTAGAAGCATTCGCATTCGTATCGCTATTTTCAAATATAATAATTGTTTCTGACTCAGCACAAATATCACCAATATGAATACGTGTAGATGTATTTACAGAATCCTTTGAATACATATTAATACAGTTCCAAGTAGATGGAAATGTAACAGTTACATTCTGAGCAACAGTTGTCATTAGTCCACCCAGAATATCACCAAACACAGTGCCGACTTCTTCAATATTATTTACAACATTGTATGAGCCGCCGCCATAAATACCAATATCCTTCAGTAGTTGTGCGTTATGGTCTTCACCATAGCCAATTGTTGTAATTGAAATATTCGGCTCAACTGCTTTAATTGAATTAACAAGACGCATAATATCTTCTGATTTAGTTACCCCTTCATTTGTATGACCGTCTGTTAGAATAATTAGACCAGTCTTTGATACATTAGAAGAATCAGTTCGTTCAAGAATTGATTTTACATTTAATAGACCTGCTGAAAGATTTGTCCCACCTTCAGCATCAAGCATATCAATCGCATACTTGAAAGTATCAATGTATTCAGTTGTTACATTTGTATGCTCAATAATAATATTAGAACTAGAATTAAACGTTACAAGACTTAGATAATCTGTCTTTTGAAGAAACTTTACTAGAAAATTCAAACTCTTTTTTACATTTGGCAACTTACCACCATCATCCATAGAGCCGCTGGTATCAAGAAGAATAATAGTATGAGTAGCGTTTCTTGTATCAATTGGGTTCCCAATAATTTTAAGACCCTTAAGACTCTTGTTATTGACATTAATATTTGAGACTTGAATATTCATTTTGAATACAAAAAATTAAGGGAGGGATTATCAATTTTTTTGTTTTTATAACAAAAAAAAATGTTTGATTTTATAAGAGCAATTTTTTGTTTTTTAACCAAATACAATCTCGCCTTTCTTTGTTGTAAGAATCGCTGTTAACCAGCCAAATCTATCTTGTTCTGCAGGACCAATATGAAATCCTCTAGATTCTATAGTTTGAATATTATCCCAATTACAATGTCCATCTTCATCTACAAATATATCATTACATATGGTGGCAATCTTATTTACCTTATGACGAATAAATGCTTCAAAGAATTTATTCTTATGCTTATAATTATTAAGATTATCTACATAAGAAGGTACATACTTTTGTAAAAGTAGAATTTCATAGTGTAACTTATCAATATGATTCATTTTATACAATTTATAAAAGTTTAGAGAGTTTTAATTTTTTTAATATTTTGCTTTATTTTATTTGCTATTTCTACAAGCCATTCTGGTGCTGGAACATCATAATAACGTTCAAATTTAGAATTCTCTAAAAATATTGGGGCTTCTTGCATTGCCTTGAGTCTTTCTGGATCATTTGATATAGCAAGAACATCGTTAGCACATGATTCAAAATCTGGATAGTCATTTATATAAATAAAAGAATCTGGATTAAATATTTCTTTTACAACTGGAGAACCCCAATAAAGAGGTATCGCTCCACCCAAATATACATTCATAATTTTTTCTGTTAAATAACCATTTTCCATTTCATTTTCCATGGCTAGCCCAAATTTATAGTTCTTGTATACTTTTGGTAATTCCCACCATTTATCTCTTGGAGGTATGCTTAGATCTTTTGTATGATTTGCTTCACCTAACCCATCAACTGTATTATCTAACTTGCGAAGAGCTTCAAAAAAATTATGTCTATGAGGCGGAGAATGTTTAGCTATATATGCGGCCAGTCTAGTTCTTTCAGAATTGGTAAACTGCCTTACAAAAGGATTTTTTGTAAAAGAAATATGACCTCTATCAAGAATCATTGGTAAATAAAATGTTTTATATGTGTCATCAAAATCTAATGATGAAACTATGGATCCAACGCAATATGGGTCTTTTACTGCGGTTGTATAGTTTTTATCATTCCGTAGACCTGGCTCACCATTTAGAAATATGTATGGTTTTTTATTTGTTGGTAAAGATTGTTGAGCAATAATTAAATCAGCAGTGTCAGAAGAATCTATAAATTTTATTTCATCAGAATATAAGAGTCTTAGGACTGGTAATATATATTCATGTTCATGATCTTCTGGTTTTTTAATATTGGTAAAGCTTTCTATAGGGATTTTATTATATAATAATATATTTAATAATAATATAATCATTAAAATTAATATATAAAATATTTTCTTATGTTTCATACCTATTTATCGGGTATAAAAAAACTCTATATATTGATATAGAATACTGATGCTACAAATTATATTAAATATATTTTATTATTTATTTGATACATATGGTTTAACAAATGGTATCTATGTAAATGTAAGTAGCGCTATACCATCGATTCAATATATGTGGCAAATAGAAAATTCAAATCTTACATTTAAATTTACAACATTAAGTCAGTTCCAAGAAGCATACAATAATATGAATAATATTGAATATATTAGTTATAAAACAGATTTTATTTCACTAAAATATTATCCCAAGCTAAAAAGAGCGATTCTAACAACAGAGAACTATGAAGATATTACAAATCTTAGTACTCTTATGATAAACTTAGGTCTAAAAGAAACACTTTATAATTTAAAAACACCAAATTCCTAAATTAAAATCATAGTCTTATTATAGGTAAATGAGTCCTACTACAAAAGTGTATTTAGGATTTATTATCTTTATATTACTAGTCTCTGCAAGATATATAGTATTAGATAATGATATAGATATAAAAAACGCATATGCCGTGATTGGATTAATAAGTGCGGGAGTTGTATATACATTTACCCGACAAATTGGACTATCACTATTTACAGGATTAATTATTACATTTGTAAGAACAATTTATATGTATAATTCAGATGCTGAAGATATAAAACCTGAAAACAATAATTCTATTAAAAACACTTCAATGTTTGTTATTGCCTTAGGATTTATATATACAGTTATACATTTTAAAAATGATATAAAACCATACGTTCCTTTAACAAATTTTGTACTTATTTTATACATCATTTTAAGTTTATTTGAATTTATTATCCATAGATATGTAATGCATTGTAATTATAGCAATTCTTTTTTTAATTATATTATATCAAACGTACCATATTTAAATAATACATGTAAAAATCATATGAAACATCATATAAATGTAAATCCTGATATGACTGTTGCTGATGAAACAGAAGATCCTCTAAATGATGCTAAATTTCGTATGGGTTGGAATCTGTATGTATTATTAACAATTGCTTCTTTAGTTGCTACGTATATTTCTAAATTCATATCTGGATATAAAATATCTTTAACAAATGCTACAATTTTATCTCTTGTAGCAGCATTTTTATGGGAATATATATGGAATAAGACCCATGTAGCAATGCATGATTTTGAATACAAATATTCAATTTTAAAAGGGCCATATGACGAAGGTCTTATTAATACTGAAGGATTAAAAGATATACTCTATACAAACCATGCAGCACATCATGCACAAAAAGGTGACAAAAAAGGAAATTTTAATGTTATTATCTTAGGTGCTGATGAATGGTTAAATTTTAATAATAAAACAATCGATAATACTGAATATTGTAAAACACATATGGAAGAAAAAGTGTGTAAAGCACCAAACACCTAGAGATTCTTTAGATACATACTAGTTACAAATATTGCTCCTAAAATTAATACTACTTCTTCAATTTGATATGTTCTTAATCGTAGTTTACTAACCATTTCACTATTTTTTGAAAAATCAGATTCAATGTCGCAAATCTCACAATCATTAATCTTTTGAATATCTGTACGTGAATATTTTACACGAATCAACACGGTAGGAGGAGTACATATATCTACTATTTGAAGTTGAGCACAAATAGATAAAAACCAATCAACATGTACTTGAATTGGATATACATGTGGAAGAACTTTTCTAATACCCTTTTTTGTAAATAAATACCCAGTCAATCCAGTAAATTCCATTAAGCGCATAGATGTCTCATCACTAGGATACATAGGACCATGTTTCTTATTATTAGCATGAGGTGCTAATATACAAAAATCCCATAAGTCATTATCTTTCATTACTTTAGAATTTGTTATAAATGATTTAATTCTAGCAACAGCATTTATATCCATAATACCGTCATCTTCTATAATCATTCCAACTTCAGAATTTCCTTTTTCTAAAAAATGCTTCCATACTTCGACATGTGAAATATAACAACCTACTCCACCTTTAGTGTTTAGTTCCATATGAGAACGTCTCTTTGAACGAAGAATATTATATCTTGTTAAAATTGATACACGATTATCATTATCTACATTAAGAACTTTACCATCAGTTCCAGACCATCGCCGTAAGTTATTAAGTTCTTTAAAACCAGATGCTTTTTGAAAACTGTTCCATCTATCAGTTCTTCTATCTAAATTAATTACATACTTTGGGATATTATCAAATGACCAAGGCATATCTATCTATATATGTGACGAAAATAATAAAAATTGAAATAATTTTTTACACATAATTTGTATTAAAAGTAAAAAATGACAGAAGGTACTACACTCCAGATTATTAATAATATGATTGTTATTAATCTGTATGAAATTGAAGAAGATGTATTTCATGACGCCGAAAAACAGAGAATTGTGTTTCTAGTAAATCATCTTGGTGGATTTAATATTAATTATACCAATAGAACTATTACATTATTTCTTACATTAAAGGGTATGTATTCTTACACTGTTGATTTTGACCGTGGTGGCATTGATTCCGAAATCGCCCAGCACAATTTTAATGTTGCTATTTCCCAACTTGGTGGTTAGAACTGTAAAGTAAACTTCTCAATCTTTCCAGAATCTAAGAAATATGTTTGGACGGGTCCAAGCATGCCTAATTTTTCACACACTCTGAAATGTACATGTGGTTTGATAGTTCCCTTGTAAGGAACTTTGTAGGCTTGAGGAGAGCCACGGAAATGTAATATAGCTTTACCTTTATCGTCAGCAATCGCAACACCAGAATTTGTAAAATCATTGTACGCTACATTCCACATCTGTAAATCACTACCAGAAGCATCATGTTTTGGCTCAGAAGCCCAGTATACAACCTTTGTGTTTGGTAGAACTGTAATTGCCACTTCTTGATTCGCATTGTCGGGTGTTCGTGGACCGAACGCAGCACATGGTAAGATAGTTTCACCTAAAAATGGTAAATAACTGTCGCGCTTGAAAACTAAATAGAGTGCAGCAAGACCTACAAGTAGATATACTGTTTTTCCTAGAAGCTTTGTACCGAGAACTAAAGCAACTGCATCTTTCTTTAAAAATACAGCACTTAACCAATTTAATCCACCAATTAATACTAAACTAATAGCTACCATACTAATCTTCTTGTCTCTGTATAAACGACTTGCTTCATCCATTCTAAATATAGTTACGAAAATTCTACAGTTAAATTATCTTTCATCATAGATTCTAATGCTTTTATTCTTCGCTCTAGTGCTGAGCCTTTGAACTTTTTAGAGTTCCGCTTCCAATGCCATTCAAAGGATAACGCATCATGCTCATTATCAAAAATACCTACTAGACATTTACGTTGCCATACATGTCCTTTTGTTGCTTTCGCACCACCACTTATTTCACCGTTATGCTGTCTAAGTCTTCTATCTGGGTCGATTGTCGCACCAACATATGTTTTATTATCAGACGCTAATAAATAACAATACCACATTATTATACTATATGCTTTTACTTAAAGTCGGGATTCCATATATGAATCGTTTTAGTAATTTATAAAGCCGGCGCATATTCAGTTGGCATTAAACTAAATCTAGAAGTAAAATCTTGATATATTTTTTTTGCTTTATTTGTAAATGATTCTAATGATGGTGCTGTGTCTAATGGTTGTACTGTGTCTAATTGTTGTGCTGTGTCTAATGGTGGTAAATCTGGTGAGCGTGGAGCTAAAGTTCCACCATTACTTGTTATCCAGTTTCTTACAAAGGACTCCATTTGATCAACTGTGAAATTTGGATTTCGCATCATATATGTAGTAAAATCGGTCCGCCACTGGTCCAATAGACTGGTATCAAATGGCGGACCGTTACGAGACCTTAATTCTGGAATTCTGTTAGCAACTTCTTGTAATATAGTCATTTGTGCTGCTGTGGGTGCTTGGGGTGGTGGTGGTTGAGGTGGTGGTGGCTGGGCTGTATTATCTAACAATGGTGTATTGTTACGAATAAAATTAATTGATTCATCTATTGCCAAAGGGACTTTATCATTTGTAAGAGGTAAGTTACTTATAAGCCAATTATTTGCAGTGATATATCCTTGAGAATATAGAGATGGTGTAAAAGATGACTGAAATTCTCGAAACCTTGCATCCGTTAGCCCAAGCTGTTCAAATCGGGGTACTAATTGCTGATTTAAAGTTTGGATAAAATTTCTATGTACTTCCAAACTTAAAATATTTTGAACTGAATAAAAGGCAAGTAATCCCTCACGAGGCATTGCACTGAGCATATTACCACCATTGGGCCCTCCTTGTCGTGGTGGAGGAGTTAACGTAGTATTTTGTAAAATCCAGTTTACACCTACAATAACAGCATTAGTTAGGTTTTCATTTGTACGAGAGGAGTTTCCTCGTAGCCAATTGTCAGCAAATAAAAGACCTTGTGTAACAATATCACTACCTAGATTTTGGTTAAAATATTCAAAAGGATTTGATGTCCCAATACTTTGTAACTGACTAGAGATTATTCTTACTACATCATCAATAAATCGTGAGTTTTCTGAAGACTCTAATTTTATATTGGTAATTGAATTCCATGACATTGAACCTTGAGGTGTTAATCCTGGTGGCCCTGGATTTGGTAGGACTGCATTATATGATGCATCTCTTGGCTGTGGTGGGCGTCTTATAAAGCTGGGATCAGTATTTCCTGATGGTCCTGGTGGCCCTGGTGGCCCTGGTGGTCCTGGTGGTCCCGCTGGCCCTTGTACTCCGTCTCGCCCATCTCGTCCTGCTGGTCCTACTGGTCCTTGTAAACCATCTTGTCCTGGTGGTCCTGGTGGTCCTTCTAGACCTGGAAGTCCCATAGGTCCCATAGGTCCCATAGGTCCTGCTGGGCCTATAGAACCTGTTAATCCTGTTAGCCACGGCGACAATTCTAAAGCACTTTCCATATTTCCAGAGGGTTCAGTATCAGGTAAAACTGATAGTAAAGGACTAGCCGTAGAAGATGTAGAGTTTGCGTCACTTGAACTAAAATAATCTACACCATTATTTGTTTGATAGTCAGCAAGTGCATTTCTATAAGAATCATTATACTCTGGATTTAATCCTAGACTAATAAAATAGCGTAAATCTTCTAAGTTTTGCCTTTTGTCGTATGATTGAAAACCTTCACTTGTATTTAAGAGTAAAAATCCAAGTAAAACTAAAATTAAAAGTAGAATTCCAGTTGTAACTACCTTTTCACTTGTAAATACATTTCCAATCTGCAACTTCATCTAAATAAGAATAATATTTATCCCCAAAAATTATCTAGATTTTTTCTT